TAGGGGTAACAGAACAAACTAAGGTGGGGTATGGCGATGCTGGAGCGGGAGGTGCGTATGTCATGCACGTAGAGCTGTACTACCTGAACGACACTGTAAAGTGGGTAATTATAAATCGTAACAGTGCGGCTATCGGCGGTTCATAAGGAGATTGTATGGCTATCTGGCCCGAGTACGATGGATTAACTGAAGACGGCTGGGCCTCTGATTGGTGGTTCAATGACCCGTTCTTTAACAGGCCATCTGATGTTACCAGAGGCGGTCTTCAAAATGTAGCCGATCAAACGGACTCCCGGCAAAGGTCTGACGCAGAAGTGCAGGCCCTTATCAATCAAGGGTACAGGTACCAAAATGGAACTTGGGTTGCACCGTCTGGTTCTGGGCTGCTCGACGAGATTGAAAACCTCCCTAACACAGGGATCACTGAAGAGTTTGAGCAACCTACTTACGTAGAGGATGAAGAGCTTCTTGATGAAGTCCTCAGCCAAGGGCCGAGAGCAGACGAGACATTTGATGAATACATGAACCGTGTTGCTAACATTGGCTGGGAAACTCGTGGAGGCGGGGGAGGGATATCCGCAGAGGATGGACCCTCTTCTCAGCAGATGAACTCTGGGTTAGGGGGGATGGCAGGTAATCCCCCTGAGCTTGGAGAGGAGGAAGAAGATGAGTGGGTCTGGAATGGTACTGTACTGGTTAACACATCTACTGGAGAAAAAAGGAGTGTACCTAACCCAGGTAGGCTGGTAACTGGTGGCACGTACACAGGGGACGCTGAGCTTATAGAGGCCCCCGACGAAGCCCCCGTAGACGATATCCCAAGCAGCGTGCTAGGGGATTTCATAGACCCCAGTCTTGTTATTAACATACCGTCTAGCATACCTTCCATGAATGGTATGGGGAGTTCAGGAGGTCAGATTGGATCTTCAGGAGGAACAACAGGAGGGTCGAGTACTGCGGGTGGCAGTGGTTCTGGCAGCTCTTCAAGCGGCTCTTCTTCTGGGTCTGGGTTTACTGGTGGGCTTACAACAGGACAGCCCCCTGCCGAATCTGGGTCAGGGACTGGCGCAGGTTCAGGGAGCGGGTCGGGATCGGGTGCAGGCTCTGGGACAGGCTCAGGATCAGGGACATCAAGCAGCCCTTCCCAAGAGCAACCCAGCACACCGAGCACTCCTATTGCAGACTCTCTCTTTGGAAGCAGGGGATCAGAATCAAGTGACCTGTTCCCCTATACGGTAATTAACCCCAGCAGGGCCGCTAATCTTGGAGGACTGCTGGACTACGTAGCAGCTATTAATCAACGGAGGATCAGATGACCTACATAGATATTATTAATTCTGTTCTCCGTCGTATGCGGGAGCGGCAAGTCACTTCTCTGTACGAGAACCAACAGTCTTCTGTTGTAGCTGAGCTTGTTAATGACGCTAAGCGGTACGTGGAAAACGCACACGACTGGACTGCCCTGAGGCAGAACATTATTGTAACTACTGCTGACGGCATCGGCAGCTACTCTCTTCCGGGCACAGGCAATAGAGCTACAATTAAGGATGTACGAGAAACTACTCAGGGGTCTGTGATTCAGCAGGTCTCAGCGGCTTGGGTGCGCAGACAAGAGGTCATCTCTGATCTTATTGTAAGTCGCCCCAGCTACTGGTCCTCTGATGGGGTAGACGCATCTGGGGATGCTAAGGTGAAGTTCTGGCCTACGCCAAACGGTATCTACACTATGGATATCTTTGCTGTAGTACGCACTCCCGATCTTGCAGCAGAGGGAGATGAAGTCGTTATCCCTACTCAGCCTATTCTATTAATGGCCACTGCTATGGCTATTCAAGAAAGAGGCGGGGCAGACTCTATTGAAACGCAGTCGGCGTACACGCTAGCTCAGAAATCTCTAGGGGAGCATGTTATGCTTGACGCTGCCCTTAATCCAGAAGAACAGATCTGGTATCCACAATGAAGCAAGCTAATGTACAAATAGCCGCACCTGGGTTTTATGGCTTAAACACGGAAGCCTCCCCTTCCTTGCTTCGCCCTGAGTACGCGGCTATTGCAGACAATATGGTTATTGACTCCAGCGGACGGGTAGCTTCTCGTAAGGGGTACAGGCTTACGGGAGACATCACACCTGTGGGGGCTATCAAGAACCTACATGAAGCTAGGTATACGGATGGCACTGTAGACTACTTTGCCGTAGACGATACTAACATATATCGTGTGAACTCCACTGGGGATATACAAACAACTCAGGCGCACGGAGCTACAGCAGACTTTCAAATTGTTACTCTTAATGACGACACTGTGTTCTTCCAACAAGGAGAAGATCCTTGGATGTGGGACAACAGTGCAGTAGCATTTGTCAGGCAGTCTACACACACAGACTCAGCAGGCACAGCCCCAACAGGGGATGTAGGTGCGGCGGCTTACGGTAGAGTCTGGACCGCTGTAGGTGGGGTTCTTCATTGGTCTGACCTTCTTATCCCTGCTGCATGGACAGGAGGGACTGCAGGATCTTTGGATCTTACAAGACTGTGGCCTGTGGGAAATGACAGCATCACCGCCATAGTGGCACACAACCAGAAGCTTATTGTCTTTGGCAGGCAGTCTATTCTTGTGTTTGGGTCTAGTGCTTCTGACGGAAGACTTGCAGACCCTGCTGCTGACTTGCTGCTAGAAGATACTATTGTTGACATCGGCTGCATAGGCAAGTACGCCACTACTGTAGTAGGCAGTGACGTGTGGTTTGTTGACGCTTCAGGGTTGCGCAGTCTAGGCCGTACGATCCAAGAGAAGTCCCTCCCTATTGGAGAGATCAGCAGGAACATTAGCTCTCAGTTTAAGTCTAACGTAAAGACAGAGGGAAAGAATACAAGGCTAATGTATGACCCTGATGAGGCATTTGTTATCTGCTTACTTCCGGGCCAGCCTCTTGTGTACGTATTCGATACACGCCAGATGCTTGAGAACGGCTCTGCTCGTGTCACTACTTGGTCTAATATGGACTTTGAATGCGTTCTACACATTACAGAGGGCAGGTTGTGGTTCGGGAATCCTACAGCTATCTGTTGGTACACTGGCTATACAGATGCTGCTAGCTCTTTAGGTGTAGGGGGAAACAAATACAGGATTGCTTACTACACTTACCCGCAAGACTTTGGGTCTCCTGCTAACCTAAAGATTCCCAAAGAGGTTAACTTCATTATTGCTGGCGGCCTCGGGCAGATGGCTGTGTGCTACTGGAACACAGGGTGTGACTTCATCTTTAACAGGCAAACATTCAAACTTAACTCTGTCACCCCAGACTTCTATGGAGGCCCTGACGATTACGGCATTACTGTTGAGGACGACCCCCTTGATCCGACAGAGTACGGATCAGGAGGGACCATCGGATGTTACGAGGTACCTCTTGCAGATTCCGGTGTGACCTTGGCTATTGGGGTAGAGGTAGATGTCGTAGGACAGAAGGTTGCCATACAAGAGATAAATATACAGACTAAGATAGGGAGAATGGTTTAATGGCTGACTACATAAAAGCCACAGACTTTGCTGTTAAGGACGGCCTTGTAACCGGGAACCCCCTTAAGGTAGTTCGAGGCACAGAGCTTGATGATGAGTTCAACGACATCGCTACAGCAATCGCAACTAAAGCAGACATACATGAAGAGACACACACAGGGTTGCACACCTTTACATTTAATGTAGACGTAGAGGGCACGCTTACTGCTGGTCTTATTAGCGGAGGTACTTTTGAATGAACTGGACTAGCCTAGCGGTAACAGGCGCAGGTCTTTGGGACCAGCTAGACCGCTATGATGATCTCAACAGATACACTCAAAGCGAGATGCAACGGCTGTCCGACCAAGCTATTGCTGGAAGCAGGTTCACTCCTTTCTCTGTAGGTGGGTATGGTGGCGGTGCTACCGTAGGCCCTGCTGGCGGAATCAATGTAGCTCTCGACCCTACTCAACAGGCTCAAGCAGACCAGCTCACTAGCTCTGCTAACGCGCTGTTCTCTTCTGCTACTGCGGACCCAACAGCCAGAGAGGGTTCGATCTACGACCGCATTAGGGCCATGCAGATGCCTGGAGAAGAGCGCGCCATGAATAACCTAGAGTCCCGTGCATTTGCACAAGGGCGGCTGGGTATCTCTGGCGATGCTTATGGTGGCAGTACTCCAGAAATGCTAGGCATGATGACAGCTATTGGGGAGAATAGGAATACTGCTGCTGTCAGAGCTATTGAACTGGCTAGGGCACAGCAGCAACAAGACGCTAACATTGGCTTGAACTTCCAGAACGCAGCGTACTTGCCGCAAGCAAACATGCTCAACCTTCTTAACCCAGGTATGCAAGCAGCCAACATGGCACAGGCAGGGCAGCTCGGAGGGCTTAACCTCGCTACTCAACTTGGCCTTGGTGGTGTACAGACTCAGGTTAATGCTGAGAGAATTAGGGGCGACTTGCTTGGCCAGCTTTACGGGGCTGCTGCAGGAGGTATCGCAGGGTCGGGGTCTGATCCGCTTGGTGATATCATCAGCGCAATCTTTTCAGGAATAGGAATTTAAGATATGCTAAACGCTAGCTACGGAATTGCGGGTATCGACAGAGCTTGGTCTCGTCCTGTCCAACATGGACAAGGGGTTACGGGCCTGTTCGATGCACTGAACAATGCTCTTGCTCCTGCCGCAGACTTGGGCGATCCTAATTCTGTACGAGAGCGTGCAGAGTACGCCCTTAATCAGGGGAACCAAGCAGAAGCTGCCCGTCTTTCCAAGATGGCGGACGAGACAGAGGCACGTCAGGCACAGGCACGAGAGCAGAACATCCGTAAGGCGTACACCGCTGCTCAAGCTCAAGGTAAGGAGAAGCAGCTTGAGGGTGCGCTTATCGAGGCTGGGTACTCGGACCTGATTGGCAAGATCAAAGAGGAGCAGATGGACCGAGCTGTAGCTATGGCTACTGGCAGGTCAGAGCTTGACGAGGCTGAGCTTCAGAAGTACGCGAGAGCTTACACGTCTGCTAGTGAGGCTGGTCGTAAGGCTATCGCTCAGCATCTTCGGAATACAAACCGAGGAGGAATTGCTGACAAGCTTGAAGAGTCTCAGGTAGCAGAGGAGCTGGCCCGTTCACAGCAGGCACTGCAAGCTGCAGAGGCTGAGTCTCAAATGATCCAGCAGCAGGTTAACAGCATCGAAGTGCCCGACACTCGACAGGGTATTATGGCTCAGCGTTCTAGTCTTCCCCCGGAAGCAAGGGCTGCTTATGACAAGCGGGTTGAAGAAGTCCTTAATCACAGGAAGTACGTAGACGATTTCTACAAAGAGAACTCTCGGCCTACTAAAGTGCCCGAGGTAATCCTCGATAAAGCAGGGTGGACTCAAGAGCAATTCGACTCTTACGTAAAACAGTTCGGTCTTGACGGGGCTAACAGTATGCTTCGTGAGGCAAGCAAGACACGTCCTAAGCCTGAGAATGACAAACAGAATATTACAGCAGCTATGGCAGAGAGGGCAGCAGGGTTTGTTGCTAGTGCCATGAGTGTAGAACGCTTTGGTCCTTTTGACACAAAGTATGAAACAGATGACCCAGAAGTGCAGGCTGTAATCTTTGAAGCAGAGAATATTTACAACTCTGATCCTAGTGTAAAGACATTCCAAGAGGCTGTTATCAAGGTTATGGGAGGTCCAGTACAATCTCAGGCACAAACTGAAGGTAAAAGCATAGCAGATCAAGTGCGAGATCTGTTTAAATAGGGAGTAATCTATGACTCTTGAAGAGTTTGTAGCAGAAGCTAAGCGGCAGGGAAAATCACAAGAAGAGGTAATTGCTAAAGCTGAAGAGCTGCAGGCTTCAGGGTTTTTTAACACCCCTCCCGCCACTGCTCCTCAGAAAGATAAGCTGTCCACTGCAGAAACTATCCAAGGCGCAGGTCAGAAAGTCTTGGATGGTTTGTTCTTCGGGATGGGGGATGAGATCTCTGGCGCAGGCCGGGCACTGGCTGACACACTTACTACTGGCAGCAACTTCTTCGATAACTACGAAACGTACGTAGAAGATTCTCGCAGAACAGAAGCTCAGTTCTCTGATGAAAACAAGGGCCTCAGCATGGGCCTAGAGATAGGCTCTTCCCTTCTCCCCGCCGCTAAGATCAGCATGGCAGTTGGAAATGCAGCTACCCGTCTCGGCAATATTGGCAGACAAGCTGGTGCGGGTGCTGCCGAGATGGCAGTACGTGAGGTAGGGGAGGGTGAGGGAGGTCTAGCAGCCCGTATGGCGCAAGTTGACCCCCTAGTGGTAGGGTTCGGTGCCCTTGCTGGAGCGGGCGGTGGTGCGCTTATGAGGGGCCAGAGGAACATCGACGCTATGACAGCCGCAGAGCTTAAGAACCCTGGCGCTATCCGGGGGATGGCTGAGAATATCCGTGACGATGTGTACACTGTAGCTAAGCGGGAGATAGGTGAAGAGCCAGCTCGTAAGATGGTCACGGCAGATGCTCGCAGTACTCGCTGGAAGCAGAAGCTGCACAACGAAGACGTGCTCCCTCTTAAGAAACTTGATGCTCTTACTAAAGAGCTAGGTAAGAATGGCAAGGTTGCCAAGATGCTTGGCGATGTGAACGCTACTGTGCTTGACCAGAACGGAAAGTACGTTGCCAAGTTCAGCACAGCAGCTCGCAAGGGCAGGCTTCAAGCATCAGTGGCTGAACTACGTAAGACTAATCCAGAAGCTGCTGATACTCTTGACCGTATGCTCACGATGACAGAGACGATTCAACAGCAAATGCGTGACATCTTTCCTGGCGCAGCTAAGCAAATGGAAGAGGGGTACTTTCCGCTGTACGCTAAGCCTGTGCGCGGGAAGAAAAGGATTCGGGACTCTTCTCTTGCAGGCACTGACGCTAGTACACAAGCTCGCCAGACCGGATTGATCTCAGAGAAGCAGGCACTTGAAGTCTTTGACAATCCTGTGCATAACTTCATGACGTATTTCGAGGATACGATTGATGCTATCGCTCTCGCTCGTACTTACGGAGTTAAGTCAAACACTAAGACACTGAGCAGTATACGTTCGTACACTGACGATATCGTGAAGTCTATTAGGGAAAAAGCCGTTAAGGAGGGTACTTCAGAAGAGCAAGCTAATGCTCTTGCTAGCTATCTTCGACTGTACACCATTGATGGCCGCACAGGTATGTCTCCTTGGATGACAGCTATGCGCACCATTAGCCACTCTGCTTTGCTTGGCACCCCTGAGAATGCATTGCTACAGGTTGGTGACCTTGGTCAGGCAGCCTACGCTACCAGCTTCACAGACTCTATCAAGGCTTTACCTAAAGCTCTGAAGTCTTTGTTCCTGACTAACGGTGACATGGTAGTGGGGAAAGGCAGGTTAGGTGTGGATGTTTCAGACACTGTTCGTATGGCAGACCTTGGGCTTACCCGGCAGCACCTCACAGAGATGATTAATGAAAGCCGAACTGTCTGGGGCAAGAACATCAACAAGACAGCAGAGATTCTTATGAAAGCCTCTGGTGTCAAAGGTGCCAACAGGCTTGGTGTAGAGACTAACCTTAACGCTCAGCTAGGGCAGCTTAGGAGTTTGGCTAAGCAAGGTAAAGAAGCATTGCGTAAGTCTGTGTATGCAGAAGGGCTTGATGAGAAAGCTCTCGACAACTTGTACACAGGTATTCAGTCAGGCAATGCTAAAGATCCTGATGTTCTTGATGCTATATTTTTTCGGCTTGGCAGGTTTCAGCCTGTGTCTAGGACAGCCATGCCTCCTGCCTATCTTGCAGCAAAGAACGGCAGGATTCTATGGTCGATGAAGATGTACATGGTGAAGATGGCATCTAGGTTTGATGAAGATGTATTGCAACCCGCTGTGCAAGCAGAGAGACTCGGTATTAACACTGACGCTGGAAGGGAGATGCTTGGCAAGTCCGCAAGGAATGCCAGCAAGTACGCTGGATTTATCGTAGCACTGAACAGCTTTGTAGATCCTGGTCGTAAAGAACTCTTGAGAGGCAAAGAGTCAGACAACACTTATGCTCAAGAGTTTGCTAGGCAGACTGCTAGCTTTGCTACAGGGGCTATAGTTGACCCTAATATGGTTGATTATGGAGGACTTGAAGAGGGTCTTATTCCCCCTGCTATTGGGGCAGCGTATGCTCCTATTAACCTTGGTATCAAGTATCTTAAAGAGGGGGATGTAACCCCTGCTCAAGTGGAAAGAGCAGCTATGTTTGTGCCGGGTGTAAGGCAGTTGCTTTGGACACGAGACGTGATCGAAGCTAATGAATAAGGAATATGAATCTGTGACAGACAAGCTAGCAAAAAGAGAAAGGGAGGATTTGCTAGAGAGGGTATACCATACAGATGCTAGGGTGACAGCTATGGAGTCTCAGATGGCTACCGTAGCTGGCTCTGTCTCTAGGATAGAGAGCGCACTGGTTAATAAGCAAGCTTCCCCCTCTACTCTTGTAACTATGATTGTAGGTGCGCTTACACTGATGGCTGCTATGGTGTTCGGTGTATTCCAGATGACTGTCCTATCCCAACAGCCTATTGTTAATGACGTAGCTGAGCATCGTGAGTCAATTAACAAGCTCATGGAAGACGACACTGAAATCAGCTACAACATGGGGAGGCTGAGGGAGTGGCAGAAATATGCAGAAGAGCGTATTAACAGCATTTATTCTAACGTTAGTGATCTTGACCGCAGGGTGCGAGACAATAGCGAAGACGGCAGGTAGGGCTGTACTTGGTGCCAGTGGACAAGGTATTACGGCGGACGCCGAGGTAACGGTAGGGCAGAAGAAAGAGGACAACGATGTGGAAACGGAAGTCCGCATCGGGGAGAAAACGCAAAAGGCCCAGACCATTAACAATAATGATACTGGGCCTGATGGTTATATTATTCTTTTACTTGTTCTGCTAGCAGGCTGGGCTATACCAGATCCACTAACAACCATGAGAGGAATCCGTAAAGGCTGGAGAGCCTTACGGGGGAAGAAGGAGGCAGGGTAACCTGACCTCCTTTTTTTGTGTCTAGATTTCGCAGCTAGTTCCTACGCAAGCGTACTCTTGGCTGCCTTCTGTTACGTCCTGCTCTTCCCTGATGTTCCAATCGAACTCCTGAGGGAAGTCCTTCATCATCTCGTAGTACTGCTGCTCTGTGATCTCCTCGTAAGGAGCCTGAGCGTACGTGTGATCTGTGTGAGGCAGCAGGGCGATGCCTGACATCTTGTCGAAGTTCTTCCACATCCAGCTAGCGATATCAAAGAACTCGTCATCAGTGTACGACACAGTGATGCTGGGCTTATGCTCGCACCAGTGCGTCTGATACATCATCCAGACTCTGAGCTGTTCGAGTGCTCCGACTTCTG